TTGCTGATGAGCCAAAGATGAGAATTGTTGCTCCTGCTATGATTCCAATGGATATTTACAGAAACGATTCTGAAGGAGAATATTACGTTCAATTTTCTGAGCAAGAGATTGAAACTATCTATTCTGATTTTATGCAGAATCTAAACAACAAGAATCTTTTCAACTTAGAACACGATGCAGGGCAAACAGTACCAGCATATATTTTAGAAAGTTGGATAGTTGAGAATCCTAAAGAAGATAAAGCATTTAGTTCATACGGTATTGAAGTACCTAAAGGAACTTTAATGTTGACTGCTCAGATTACTGACAAAGAGTATTACAATAAGCTTGTTGAAAGTGGGCAGTTAGGATTTTCAATAGAAGGATTCTTAGGATTGAAATTAAGTAGTAATCAAATAAATAAATATAGTATGAAGTTACCTGATGGAGAACATCTGATTGACGGCAAAATCTACGTTGTAAAAGACGGTGAAGTTGTTGAAGTGAAAGATGCACCTGCAACTGATGCACCTGCTGAAATGGCAGTTGAAGAAGAGGTAGTAATGGCTGAAGAAGTAGTTGAAGAAGAAGTAGTTGTTGAAGAGGCAGAAATGTCTATTGATCCAACTGCAGATGCTGAAGCAATTCTTGCGATCGTTATGCCTACAATAGATGAGAAGTACAATGAACTTATTCAACTAATTGCAGAAGTAAAAGCAATGATTCCTACACTTGAAGAAGAAGAAGTGGTGGATGTTACCGAGCAAAAATTATCTGCTCATGAAAAATTAATGAAGTTTAACCAATTTAACAAAGATTAAAAATGTCAAGAAAATTAAAATTCGATTTAGATATCGAAACAAATGCACTTTTATGTGCTAACCCTAACGAGTTTTATTCTCTTGCTTATATTACTGAAGATATTGTAGACAACTACAGAACTTTGCCAGGTATTAAGTCAGCTACTAAATTAGCTAACATTGCTTTCGGCTCAATTTTGCAATCAAGTACTTGTGCATTTACTGCACCTACTGATACTTTAGGAGCAATTGATATTGATGTATGTGCATTATCTGCAATGGCTCAAATCTGTCAATTCGACTTAGAGCAATCATTCCTTTCTTTGCAAATGGCTGCAGGAAGTAACGGAAGTTTTGAAGTTGCTTCTTTTATGTCTTACTACTGGGAGACTATGAGTATGCAAATTAGTGAAGATGTTGAGTTATTGAGATGGAATGGTGACATTTTATCTTTAGATCCTCTATTGTCTTTATGCGATGGTTATCTTAAAAGATTATTAGCTGATGTCGATGTTGTTGACGTAGCAAATGTTGCTATTACTTCTGCAAATGTTATTGCTCAATTGACTGCTATCTTGAATGCTGCTCCTGCTTCAATCAAACGTAAGAAAGCTGACTTAAGATTTTATGTTTCTTCTAACATTGCTACTGCTTATGAATTAGCTGCTGCAACAGGTAACACTCAGACTTATGTTACAATTCCATTGGCATTAACTTTCTTGGGTATCAAGATGGTAGTTGCTGAAGGTCTTCCAAATGATACTGCAGTTCTTACATTGAAGAATAACTTAATCTATGCATTTGATTCAGAAGCTGACTCTAAAGCATTGAAAGCAGTTAACTTGAATGATTCAGTTGCTGAGCCATATTTGAGAACTCGTGCTAACTTGAAAGTTGGTTTTTGGTACACTAACCCAACAGAAATCGTTCTTTATTCTTAAGAACTAATTACTAACTAGGAAGGGGTGGTGCAATAAACATCATCCCTTTTTTAATATATAAAAAAAATGGCTTGTAATACAATAACGTCGATAACAAAATCATGCGACAATAATATTGGTGGTATCCAAACAATCTTAATCAATGACCAAAGTGAAGTAAGTGGTGTAGTTATCACTGACGCTACTTGGAATGTAACTGCAATGACTGCAGGTATTCCTTTTGTTCCCTTTGAGTTTAAAAGAAACACTGGAAACTATGTAGAAGACGAAGCACACGATTTAATCAATGGCTCATCTTTTGTAACTGCTACAATTACTCTTATGTTTCACCGTAGAGAAGCTGCAAAATCTCGTTCTATTAAAATCTTAGGAGAAGGACAAAGAGACTTAGCAGTAATCGTTTTAGATGCTAACGGTAAATATTGGTACTTCCCAAATGCACAAGTAACTGCAGTTGCTGAAGGCTCAGGAACAGCGAAAGCTGATGGTAGTAAATATTCTATCACTATCGTATCTGAGAATGAATTTTTGGCATATGAAGTAGACCCTCTTATCGTTCCTACTTTATTAGTATAATAGTAAATAAGTAAATTAACCTTCATCTTAATTGGTGGAGGTTTTTTTGTTTTATAACAAACGGTAATTAATAACCATTATATAATATGATATACTTAGAAAAAGATTCTGTAAATACTTTTGTCCTCACTTTGACTGAGACTTCTACTATTACGAATCCTTATTATCTATTTGTCTTTCAAAATGAATTTAACAAAGATTCAGAAAGATTTCAATGGGTAGGTACAGATACTTCAGCTTACATTAATAGATATAACTTATTCCAATTAACAGAGGGCGTAGATGCAACTTTTGTAATTGGTCAATTTACATATACTGTTTACGAATCTGCGAATCCTATTGTCATTGTAGACCAAGCTATAAATTATTATAGCACTCTAAGTGTAGTAGAAGAAGGAAGAATGGTAGTAGCAGGAGTAATAACAAATACAATTTACGATTAATGAAAATTTTAGGATTTGAATTCGGTGCTAATAAAGCCGTAGAAGTAGAAGAAGTAGGAGGATATCAAGCATTCTCTACGCCATTTTTAAAAGTAGGTAAAGGAGATTTGTCTCTACCTTATGTTAATGCTCGTTTAAACGTTGGAAACTACGTTAGATTTGGTAATGATAATCTATATCCTCAGCTACTTAATCAGATGTATTATACATCACCTTTGCATGGTGCAGTTGTAGACTTTAAAACAAATGCTACAGTAGGAGGTGGTTATGAATTACAATATTCAACTACTTCTTCACCAATGGAGAAAGTAGATATCTATGCTTTTGAGAAGCGAATGAATCTAAAGAAGATTTTACCTGCAGTTACTAAAGAAAAAATCATTCACGGTAGAGTTTACTTTCATTTACGATTCAATCAGACTGGAACACTAATTTTCTGTAAGCATATAGCAGCAGATAAAGTAAGAAAGAACGCTACAAATGATTTATACTATATCTGTGACGATTGGTCAACTCAGATAAACATAAAAACTATTTGCCCTTATAAATTCAACACTAAAGAACTTGAATTCTTATATTGTTATGAAGATTATTCAGTTGGTCAAGACGTTTATAGCTTACCTCAGTATTCGTCTTGTATGAATTGGGCGTTTTTAGATGGTGAAATGGCGTATCTTCAAAAGTCTAATATACAAAACTCTATTTTTCCATCGTTTGCTATGATGTTTCCTAAGAAACCACAGAACGAAGAAGAAAAGCAGAACATAAAAACTACAATAGACAGGGCAAAAGGTGCTACAAACGCAGGAAAAGCTATTGCATTCTTCGCTAATAACAAGGAATCACTTCCAACTATTGAGGCAATACCTACTAATTCAAATGACAACTTGTTTCAGGTAACAACTGAAAGCATAGATTCAAAGATTTGTCAAGCACATATTATTGACCCTATCTTAATGGGTATTCGTGTAAGTGGTAAGCTAGGAAGTGGTAGCGACATTAAACAATCGTATGTAATATTTGAAAAGAATAGTATTATTCCTTTGCGTAATTCAGTAGAAGAAATATTTAACGAGATTCTAGACATCTGTAAGATTAATGCAAAATTAACTATTAATAACTTTCAGATTGTTAATGAAACTATTGTAGAACTAGATGTTTCTTCTTCTGCTGCTTCAGATGCTTTAAATGCAATGTCTCCTTTAGTTGCTAATAAAGTTCTTGATTCAATGACTCAAAATGAAATCCGTAAATTAGCTAGTTTGCCTCCAGTAGAAGGTGGTGATGTGGCAAAATCTTCAACTCCTTCAACTCCTGAACTATGATTTACTTTGTAACAGAAAACTATTTAAAAACGCAAACACCAATAACTGCTAATATTGACGTAAACAATATTGTACCGTTTATTAAGACTCAAAGTGATATGAGAATAATGCCGATTCTAGGTACTTATTTTTATACTTATATTTTGACTGCATACAATGACCAAACGTTAACAGTTGACGAAGAAGAATTAGTCACTTATATTCAACCTGCGATAGCTTGGAGAAGTGCAGAAGATGCTGCTTTCGGTTTATCTTACCAATTAAAGAATAAAGGAATCCAAACGCAAAACGGTGACTATTCAAATAATGTAAGTCAAACAGAAGTTAATTTTGTTCAAGACCATTACGCACAAAAGGCGAGTTTTTATGAATCTAGGTTATGGAAGTATTTAGATATGAATAAAGATTTGTTTCCTAACTTTATTTCACCTTTAAACAAAGACTCAGACATCAGACCAGCTATTCAGCAAACTCAAGGATTCAATGATTCAATCCTTTTTTTATAAATAAACCACAAATAAACCACAATGCTTGAAATTATTGAAACCATAAAAAAACACGGTGCTCTAGGAATGACCGTAATAGCTTTAATTTGGATGAACTCCAGACTATCATCAGTAGAAGAAAGATTATTCTCCTGCCTTAATGATAAGCAAGAAATAAAACAAGCATCTACGCATAGAGGTGAGATATTTATAAAAACTAATTTAATAGCAATACTTCCAAATGAGCGTAAAAATAGTATTAAAAGAACTTTTTGTTGATACACTAAAGAAAGACAGTAAATGGTCAAGAACTTCATTAACAATGTTTACTTCATTTTCTATATGTGTGCTTGTTGGCTTAATAGATTTCTTTATGCGTGGTTTTAATACTGAAGTATTCTTTGGTTTTCTTTCAGTTGCAGTAGGAAGTAAGATTTCAGATGCATTAAGTAAGAAGATACATAGCTAATATATTATACATTATGAAGATAAATTACACGCAACTTTCGACTTTAGTATTCTTTGTATTACTATCAATTTACCTTATGTTTTTAATTTCATGCTCTGCTAAATTTCATCAAAGAAAGTTTATTCAAAAAGGTGGTAAGATAACATGCGACACTACTATGGTTACTGTAACCGATACAATCAAAGTAAACGGTAAAGATTCTATTATATATCGTGAAGTTTCTATTAAATGTCCTGAGTTAATTGCTCCATTAACAAGATACGAGATTAGATACCAATATAAGACCATTAGAGATAGCTTTGAGACGATTCGATACATCACGAAGTTTAAATATAAAGAAGCCGTCAAAACGCTTAAAAACGATAAGAAGAAAGGTTTCGGTTATAATCTAAGATTTATTGGAATAATTGCTTTTCTTATACTTTTAATTGTACTTTTGTTTAAATTTAAATAAAGAATTATGTATGACTATTTAAAAGAAGTGAAATCACCTCAGATTTTAGTACAAGCAGTAAAAATGCTAGGAACAAAAGAGGTTGTAGGTAAAGTTCACAATCCAATGATTATCGGATGGGCAAAAGAATTAGGATTAGCAAAAGTTTATACGAATGATGAGATTCCTTGGTGTGGATTAGCCGTTGCTTATGCTGTTCATTCAGCTGGTTTAACTCCGATAGCTTCACCATTATGGGCATTATCTTGGGCAAAGTGGGGAACAGAAGTCAAAGAACCTATGTTAGGAGATATACTTACATTTAAAAGAGATGGTGGTGGACACGTTGGAATCTATGTAGGTGAAGACAAAGACTGTTATCATGTGCTTGGTGGTAATCAAGGAAATGCAATGAGTGTTACAAGAATAGTTAAAACTAGATTGTATAAAGCACGAAGAACAGATTGGAA